CTCATTTGTTCTGCTTGCGATAATTCTTTCACCACCCACAAAGTCATTGTTCTCAAATGCTTCAATAGCAGTCTGTTGTTGCGAGATAGCATAGTTGTTTGCTGTGGTATTTGCCGACCATGTAATATCTGTGTCAACATACTTAGCAAAGGATAGTTTAGGTACGAGTACATCGTATTTGTAATTTTTCAGACTGTAGACCTGTGCGAAAGCATTACTGACCTGACCACGATAGAAACCATCGTTAATAGTTGTATTAGATGTAAAGTTACCAGATGAATTGTTGGCAACAATCTCATTACCAGATGGATTATAGTATTGAATAAATCCAGTAGCAGTGTTTGGTGTAAAGGTATTGACTACACCAGTAAATGTACCAGCACCATTAGCAAAGGTAATAGTAGAACCATCTGCGATAGAGCCCTTCATGTCAACCTTGATAGTTGGTGTAGCCGTAGTCGTTACCAACTTCCGAACCTTACCAGTGTTAGAACCGATGGTAACTGTATCGTTGACCGCAATCGTAGCAGTATTGGAAGTCATAAGAACGACTGCCTCACCTCTGATCTTCTCACCGATATTGAAGCGAGTGCCAGAGAACTGTGTAGCATTTAGATATTCGTCATTGTCGTTGGTGTATACGATGCTACCAGTGACACCATTGTTGAAGTTTGCACGCCAGATAGTAAACTGAATATCTTGGTTCTGTCTTGGTGTATATGTTCTATCGTTAGCAGATGTGAACAACATACCGACTGCTGGTTGCTGGTCGATAAGGGCATTGACTGTTACATCAGTGCCACCGAGTTCAGCAATCCACAAACGATAGTCTGGGTTTGAACCATCTGGTTTTACGACAAATGCATATTCTGTATCACCCCGCAGGTATACAGGTTGATCGAAGTAGAATGGTGTAGGTGCATTCGCAGTATCAGAGATATTCACATCTTCTGGTGTAACTCGCTTGTAACCAAATGGTACACGAATAGCAGTGATTTGACCGTTGATAACTTCACGGAGTTCGATAGCAATACCAGACGTTGAACTTTTCTCTTGGAAGTATAGGTCGATACAAGAGATGAAGAAACCATCAGCACCTTGACCGAATGGGCTGTCAGCAAAGTCTAGATTTTCAAACTCATAGTCACCAACACGGAATGTCTGTGCGACTGGATCTTTATGTGCCTGAAGACCGCTGAATGTTGAAGTGGTTGTCCGACGCTCGCTGACAGTATCGTGTGATACCCTTGCTTCACGAGTATTGAATGTGATACCACGCTGTGAACTTGCTAGACCAACAGAGGTGTAATTTGTAACAGCAGAGGTTGTCTCAGTGCCAGTCTGTGTTGCTGTATTAGCAATGTCAACTAGTTTGAATGGACGCTCACCTTGACGGAACTTCAATGATGCATTGTTAGGAATGACAAAGACACCGAATACGTCACCATTTGCATTTGTCTCTAGTGAAGTACCAAGACCTGCCGTGTTAGCAAATTCTTTGGTAGTAGGTGCGACGAAATCGTTGACTAAAATATCGTCAAAGTATGGGAATACACGAGTGTTTGGTTTCATGCCTGTAGCACGGAACTGAACTAGACGTGACCGCATGAATGGCACAATGTCAGTGCGAGTTAGGAATGGACCAGACTTTTGAGTGCGATTGAATACATCGACATTCAATCGAGTACCAGTGCGGACTTGCTCTTGTGTGGTAGTGATTGTGACATCATCGATAGCGCCATGTGTTTGAGAACCATCTGGATTAGTTTGATTTTGTCCTCCTTTTATAAATCCAAATACTGATCTTTCTTCAGTTTTTGTTGGTGCACCATCATTACTCCACTCATTCCAGTTAGTACCCCATGCATCTTTTAGATTTTGCCAATTTGATGCTAAATCTAAATCCCATTGTACGTCTGGTTGAGTTGTTGTGTCAACCCAATGGTCTGCTTCTGGGAACAGATCTAGATTACCAACCCAGTTGAATGTTAGTTCGCCAACAGGATTGATAGTCTTGGAAGCCCATGGTTGGTCGATGTGGATTTGATGAGTGTAAGGTAGAGTTATCAAATCACCAGGTGTAGCATTCTGAACTGTTGATGTGGTTGCTGTATCAGTAGAGCCATCTTTCTTCAGAGTAGCAGATGTGGTAAATGAACCACTTGCATTATGTAGATACAATCTGACAACACTACTGTTAGCAACAACAGTCCGAACTGTACCTTGTGCTGTTGCTGAACCAAGTGAAGAACCAAGATAGACAACATCACCATTCTGGTAAGAGTTAGTGTTTGCTGTGACATCAAGTCTGACCTGCTTACCTTCTTTAGTGACATTGCTTGAAAGTGCACTATTGAAAGAGATATCAATATTCTGTGAATCAAACTTGGGTCTTAGTTCACCCTTGACTTTATCAATAGATGAGAAGTATGATGGGTCTGTCAAGTCAGCATTATTATGACCGAAGAAAGCATCCACAAAGATACCGTTCTTGAATCGGTCAAGCCCGTTTTCATCAGGGATTGCTAAGTCTCTTGCTGCCTTCTCAAGAACATTCAAAGCAGTATAGTATTCAAGACGGTCAATCCGAGTTGAGATATCTGAGATATCTTCCATAGTATAACGACGATGGAAGAATGGTTTGACTTTGACTGCTAGATCAACTCGTGTTCCTTCTGTCTGTGGGTCAATAAAGTTGTAAGCATTCTCCAAAGATAGTGATGGGAATGGAGGAATGTTTAGCAATGACAGAGACATTGACTCTGCTGGTTCAACTGGTGGGAATGGTTTATCGGAAGCAATACCCTTGATTACTTTCTTCTTACCATCTTTACCCATGACCACACGGTCAACACGAGGCAGATAGTGAATGACATCTGAACTGAATGTCTTATTGGGGACAGGTACATATGAGCCGTCTGAGTCCACATCAACCGTAGTTGACAGTGCTGGGTTGATTGCTGAACCAACGACTGTAGTGACGTTTGTATTACCAGCAGATGTTACCCGTGGGCGGAAATCAAGCGAGTCACGAAGGTCATATACATTTCGTGAGGTCTTTGAGGGGAACCGTGGAATCTGTGGTGTAGCAATCGCTGTGTTATTTGCTGTTGACTCATTAGGGTCGATAGAGTATGAATCAACAGAGAAGAACCCGATACCACCAGAACGGTCATGCTCAAAATAGTCAATCTCTACAACCAAAAGATCAGCAGTTGAGAGTGTAAGGCTGCTGCCTTCTTTTAATGATAGCAGTGAATGATGGTACATACTGTCATCAGCATTTCGAATGATTCTAAACTCAGATGTCACATCACGATTGTTTGTTGAGTATGTATCACCAATATAGACCTTACGGAGATTGAATACATCAGCAACACCAAGACCATATGGTCCAGCAACACCAGCACTATGAGATGATAGATCCAACCGTACAAAGCGACTCTTACGAACTGCTTTGGCGGCACCAACTGCTGTTTCTCTTTTATTATTGAAGAAAACAGTAATGTTGGTTGAATTGGCAAATGTCTCTTTCAGATCGATTGAAGCAACTGTTCCAGAAGCAAGTGTTACTGTTCTTTCTGTACCAGTTGTACCGTTCTCTGTCAAGTCAAAAACATAACCTGTTGGGAAAATCTTATGGACTTCAGCAGTGCCTGCACCACCATCAGCAGCAAGACAATGAAATGTTGAATCGGCTACAGTGGCAATAGCAGGATTGGTTGTCATAGAAGTATCACTAGCAATATTAACGATACGAGTCACAATAGAACCTTGACCACCCGTATTGGACACTGAGATGTAATCACCAACCTTGAAGTTTGTCAAGAATGTAGTATTATTACCAACCAACGTATTTGCTTGTTGAGTGTTAGCAACAGCACCGAATACCTGTTTGACAAGACCAGGGACACTAGCAGTCTGTGCAGTAGCACCAGCAACGGCAATGAATTCCCGCTTTTGCGTGTCGTTTAATGCACCAACACCATATGGAAACTCTTCTGTACCACCAGCATGAACACCAGAGATAGCAAGCGAACCAACACCAGCAGTGTTGAACGAGATTGTTGCCTTATCACGGAACTGATAAAATGCGTTGACTGTACCAGTGTTTGTCGTAAGCTGCTTAGTTGCCTGAACACCAAGTGAGTAAACATTTCTGTTGAACTCTGGGTCTTTGATAACTGCTTTGGTGACAGTAGTAGCAGTTGATCCACCACCTGTTGTACCGATAACGACTGTCTCTAATACAGCATCAGCAAAACTATCTGGACCTGAAGCATTATTTACATAGAATGAACGGACATCACCAAATGACTTACCAGAAGCAGTCATGTTGATATCAAAGAGATATAAACGGAACTTACCGTCTTTCTGACCCATGATACCAGACTCATATTGCACACCACGAACCTTAGCTGTGCCAATCTCAGCACCAGGAGCAGCACCTGCACCAAGAGCAACACTACCGCTTGTCACGGCAGTAGCAACGGTGTCTCGTAATGAGATGGTTTGAACTGTGGTTGGATCCCATGGACCAACGACTTCGTTTACAATAGCATAATTACCGAAGTTTGTGGTGACGTTTACACCGACTTCGTGCTTGGTATCAGTTGCTTTGTCTGTCTCAATAAATTCTGTTGTGAGGGTTTCGTTACGATAACCCATGATGTAAGCAACACCAGGCTCAATACCGATAGCGAGTTTATTTTTGTCACCGCCTTCACCAGAAGTATAACGACCGAAGTTGCTACCTGTATTCAAATGCTCTTTTACATGAGTATTGATTTGTTTTAATTGATAGTTACCTGACTCTTCGTAGGTTCTCTTAGCAAGTTCTCTACCAATGCTGTTGAATACTGTATCATCTCTTACGATACGAACCTTACCACTTTCAACCTCAAAGATTGGGAAGAATGATTCGGTATTAGCAGATGACAAGTTTGAAGAATCGAATAATGCTTTCTTAGTAAGCGTTGGTGTTAGAACCAAACGATCAGCACCAGGAGCAGAAGCGTTGTATGAACCAGCAGCATTGTCAAGAAGTGTTGTATCTGATGAACTGGTTGCGATACTTTCTAATACTTTGAAACCAACCTTATATGAAGGTTTAGTTGAATACTTTTCTAAGACAAGCGTTTGAGAAGCAACGTTGATGAAGTGACCCTTGGAGAAGATTGTGCCACCACCAACATTGAAGACTGACCCGAAGCCAAACGCACCAGCAGCAATAGTGTTGGCACGTTGACCAGTACCACCATCAGCAGGAAGGAATACGAGTTCTTCATTTAGACCAAATGATTTATTAGTCTTTGATGTACCACTGTCAATATACTTGACTAGAAATGTGTTGTAGTTTGGAGCAGTTGATTCAGCACCAGAAGCAGTAGAGATAATCTTAGCACGGACGCCCGTGGTCGCACCCTGGATAGTTGCACCATCGAAGTCTGTGACGGTAATTGTATTACCACCAGCATCGTTATCTCTCAGTTTGATGAATGCGACATTAGCATCATACTGAAAAGCACAACCGTCGATGATTGTACCCTCTTCATAGATGTTATTCCCAAAACGCTCGACTTGGTTTTGAAGAATAGTTTGGAGTTGATTTAATTCCCGTGTTTGAACAGCAAGTGAAGGCTTGAAAAGAACTTTGTGGTAATTCTTTAACTTTGCACTCGTTTCGAAATCATCAAAGTAGGGAGATAAATTGAAATTAGTCTCTAATGCCATTCTTTTAAACCTTAAAATCTAACGATAAGTTTGATGTCTTCTGTCTGATCTGCTGCACGACTTACGGGCGTTCTATTCTCGACGTAGAGAACGTCACCAACGAAGTCTCGTAGATCTCTATTATTTATAGACGATACCACAGCGGTTTGTGTAGAGGTATTCCCTGTAATCGTTTCACTCGTGGTAAATGTACCATCTAATCCCGTGACACTGATAACACCTGCTGTGCCAGTAGCATTCGTATTTGCAAATGAAACGAAACGAGCAGCAGCACCACTCGAAGAGCCAGCAATCATTTCATCAGCAGAGAATATTCCACTCTTACCTGTTACAGTAAGTTTAGTTGTCATATCATAAACTGTTGAGTTTGCCTGTGCGCCTGAAAAGAGGACGGGATCACTAACCAACCCGACAATTCGAAAGTCATTGTTGGTAATAAGGGTTCCCGACTCTGTGCCAGTCATACGGACGTTTAGCAGAACATCAGTTGCACCGAGTTCACTTACTGGGTTAGAACCATGACCACCATACGGTGCGACACTACCACCAGCAGTTCCGCTAGTACCATGTGAACTATTAGAAGAAATTGTTACAGCATATTTACTATAGTTAGAACCAGTGCTAATCATAACAATTTCATTAAGAGAATTGCCTGTTGTAGCGGAGGCAAGGGCAGGAAGTGCTACGTTAGCATATGCCAGCGCACCCGAACCATCACCCGTGATTGTTACTTTAGGACCAACGATGTATGATGAGCCTGTTGTTGGGATGGGTGAGAAGGCAGCATTTACAGTTGCCTTATTGATATTGCCCTGATAGTCAACGATTTCTCTCAACTGACCAGAACCTGTACCACTGCTGATATAGATTGTAGAACCAACATACGAATCGTCAGTTGTACTTGCACTGGTAAGTTTTACGATGGTTGAACTGTCAACATTTGAGAAGTTACCAGCAGCATAGAGATAACCAGAACCAGCGGCTGTCACATCGACGTAATCAATAGCACCATTTGATGCTGCTGCCTGGACATCAAACTGTAGACTACCATCATCTGAGGTGAGTTCTTTGACAGGAATGAAATTCGTCGTTGTGAACTTCAATACATCAGCGGGAGAGATATTATACATGAACTTCCAGCGATACCCATCAGAAGTCGTTACGATTGAAGTGCCAGTAGACGTAGGTTTGATGGTTGACAATGCCCCATTATTATTGTCAATACATTTATAAACATTAAAATCGGTAGTGATTACAAAAAATGCACTCGTATAGAGAGATGAATTTGAATCTGAATATGGAGTATATACCTGCCCAGAAGTCCAGTTGTTTCTTGCGACGACAAATGTGGCATCACTTGAGGTGACACGCTTTGCTGCGATCATATTTCGCCAAATATTATAGTCAGATCCTAAAATAGTATCTGATGGAATAGGTGGAGAAGCATCGTCTGTCCAACCGTGTGCTTTTGCTAAAAACATATAGTATCGAGTATTGATGTTTGCTGCTTCAGTGAACGACTCAAAGAATTGAGTGGCATTATTCAATCTGAACTTATGTGTAATGATTCCTGGCATTTGACATCTCTTTTAATGGGTGTTAGTATTATTTATAATGAATATTTGATTCTTATCTGATATACCAGAGTTCATGGTCTTCATCAATATCTTTCATTTTAATCCATCTTGAATTGGTAGGAGATCCACTCAAAATTTGTACCTGACCAAGAAGACCTACAATTTGCCATTCTGGTCTTTCTTCCCTTGATTGATATTCTAATGTTTCGTCATAATCTGGATTGATAATTTTTTGATGATTTTCTACCGTTTGATACTCCTGACCCTCTGGAATATCATCAACTGATGTAACTTTGTGTTCAGTGGGTCTATTTTGACCCTGCTCGTTTACAGCCCATGTGGTCCATGTATAATGCATATTTTCTGTACGAACATGATCGCCCCATAAGGTCTTCAGATATTTATTATGCCACTCACCAAGGTCACTACCACCAACAGCAGAAGATGATCGAGGTGGGCGAATTACACCAATTATATCGTTTGTCGATGATGAGGTATTAGCAGCTCTGATTTTTCCATCTATAAGAATGACTGGCACACCATTAGCAATTGCTAGACCATCATAAGTTTCAAAATATTCTGCATAGTCACTACCAGACTGTGTGACACCATTAATCTGAACAGTACCTTCAAGATTCATAGTACCGGATGTTCCACCTGCAATCTCTGCACCACCATCAAACGTGATTCTAGCCTGTCTTCCTGTACCTCGAATTCTTAGTGCAGGTGAATAATCAATAGCAGAGGAACCACCAAGTTGGTCAGTATTATCTCTGATGCCACTAATGATTAGAGCTGCTTCTCTAGTATTATTATCTCCAACACTACTTGAAGAAGTCGTATTATGTGCTTCAATTTGTATTCTCGAATGCGCTCTAATTTTGTTAGTTGATGTGGTATTTCTATCTTCACCAGCAGTTGTTTTAAATCCAATACCAATATCCATATTTCCAGAAGAGGTTGATGTTTGAATATCAAAGTCACCATTAGAGGTAGCAACTAATTCTTGACCACCATCAAATAAAACCCTTGCTTGTTTTTCAGTACCTTTAATTCTTAGAGCAGGAGCAAAGTTTTTTGTTGAATCACCCGCAGCGTTTGTATTATCATGACGAATAGCAGCAATCGTCATAGCAGATGTGGTAGATAGTAGGTTTGAGATATCGAAAGTTGAAATACCAGTTGTATCACTACCACTTACAGTTGCTGTAGGAGTAGTCAGAGGTGATGCGAGAGAGATAACGACATTCGTAGTATTAGAAGATACTGCAATTTGATTAACTGTACCTGTCGTATTTGCAGAATTACCAGCAGCAGCAGCAGTAGCGGCAATATAAGCATTGGTGTTTGCTAGTTGACTCTTAATAAAAGCATTTGTGTTTGCTAAATGAGAAAGAGTATTAGCAGTATGTAATGACTCTCTTGTTTCGACAGCACTAATAAAAGTATTGGTGTTTGCTAGTTGACTTTTAATAAAAGCATTCGTATTAGCAAGTGCTTGCCTATCTGCTAACGCTGTAGCTGCAATATATGTATTGGTATTTGCTAGTGTACTTTGAAATGTGGCGTTAGTAACCACATCATTCAAAGAAGATCCATCACCGAGAGCTGTATATATTTCATTAAAATTATCATTAATCTTATCACCACCTGAACGAACGGAATCACCCGTTCCGTCGTTAGCAACTGTACCAAGATTGATTGTTTGTTTTGCCATTGTATGCCTCTAAGTTTTATCTATTTATTATACTTGATCAAATCTAAATGCGATTGAATCGAAAGTTTCGATAGTTACATCAAATGTTGGAATTTCAGGTGTTCTACCAGGACGAAATAAACTGAATGTACCATTTGAAAGTGGGGGTCCACTATAGTCTGGGAAGATGGACATGACCAGATTACTACCCAAACTAGCAACAGCATGTTGAGCATTTGCATTGCTACCGTGTGTGTCAAAGATGATAACATCGTCTGTTAGTAGCAACCCTCTGTTAAGTGCCAAAATACCGCCAGCAGTTGAGTTTGCGAATAGTTCGTGGAATCCTGTATTGACTGCTGCTGGGCTTGTAACTAGAGAACTAGCACCTGCAACAGACACAACCTTCATTACCTGCGATCTATAACCAGTCGTATTTGCCAGAATAATTCTGTCGTTTGCTTGTAGAGTATTGAAGTTAGTGCCGCCGAAACCAAGTAAGTTATTTGCGTTTAATGAGTTTTGTTTTACAAAACCAGGGAATACAAACCCATCAGACATGAATGTGGTGTTGTTACCAAATACTAGTCGGTCAGTACCAAAGTCTTTTACTTTAATTCCAGAGTAAGCAGCAATCGTTTCTGGTACATTATGCTTAACACCTTCTGCTATCAGTTTAGAGATTGTATTGGTAGCATTGGCACCAGGGATAAACAAACGACCTGCACCTCTAAGGTCTGGTCCAGTAATAATACTTATAACATTACCAGTTCGCTGGTCTGTCTCTAGGTCAAGATCAATTTCCATTTCAAATGCTGTATCAGTAGTGCTTGACCGAACGCTGAATGGTGAAATGATTGTTGTCTCGCCGAATAACTTTGTACCGCCTGGGTGTAGCAGATTAAGCACCGTTTCTCTGTAACGCTCGACAAACTGTGGTGAGCGGAGAACATAACTGTAATCTTGATAGTAAAGGCTGTCTTGCAATCGTTGGTCGGAACTTAACTGACCACGAGTACCAATGTAACGACCTTCCTTTTCTTGTAGTGCTGCGCCAGAGTCAACTGTAATCGTTGCAGGCGTTGATGTTACATTGGACTTTATTGTTTCGTTATTAGCAAATGTACCAACGATGCTTGACAGGTACAACTCAGTGATAACGACACCAGACTCAGTGACACGATCAATATTCTCTACACGGGCATACGCACCAGTCGTATCACCAGTTATGATTTGACCTTCGAGACTTGCTGCTGCACTACCACTAATATCATTTACACGAAGGTACTTTTCTTTTGTCCAGCGACCATCTGATGTCCGTAGCATGAAGTCACCAGGATATGTGAAATCCACATCCTCATTATACAAAGCACGGAATAGAAACTTGTATGATTTTTCCGTGCCTTTATTTCGATACATCTCCCGAATATGTTTAGCGAGTAACCGCTTGTCGATTAGCGCACTGTCAGGGATATTCTTGTAAATCTCTTCACGGAAGTATTGTAGAAAACTATCGGTCGTTGTATCAATGTCTTGATAGGATAACAGGTTCTTAGTGCCATCAATCGCACCACCATTCTGTTCCATGAACTCATAGTAGGCTTCGATGAACCGCTGTAACTTTGGACCCTCTTCAAGAACGAAGTCAGGTAACTGCTCCGCTACAAGGACTGATGTTTTCTTATCTGTAGCCATTAGTAAGAGATACCGCTAATAGAGGTTGATGTTGTCGTCCCAGTAGTACCGCCAGAATTTCTTGTCGTAAGTGTAGTAACAGATGACACACCATAGTTAGCAATCGCATTATCAGTCAATACTGTGGTCGTTGTACCGTTTGTGGCAACTGCGCCAACAGAAGAAGTTGTCGCATTGGTGTCATTATCAATCGTCGTAACATCAGCACCCGATACCAGTAAGATCTGATTTCTCAAACCAAAAATATTGCTCTCTTTTGGTTTCATATAGATTGAAATGGCACTACCGACCTGCCCTGTAATAAGCGTATTGAAGATGGTAATTAGACCAGTCGCATAATCAACTGTACCGAAGTTTGTATTTCGTGTGACTTTATTACCAGTCACTAGAATATATGTACGAAGTATACCGTTGCCATCATCCTCAAGATATACTGTCTCGCCACCAATTGTAAATCCTGATGATGAAATAGCACCAAGATGACCCGCATGTGGGTGATGAACAGCATTTCCAAACTCGACCTGATATGCGTTGATAGCATTTGTTGTGGGAACAAAACGCTTCTCAATAGTGAATGGAATGTCTGCCGACACGAAACTGTTATCTGCTGCTCGAATGGTTTCAGTCAGATTGGACACATAGAACTTGTTATCAAACGTACCAAGATTTGTACCCTCAAAGAGAATCAAAGAGTTTTGAATCTTGGTGCTCAATTCTGATGCAGACAGAGATGTTGTCCGTGGGTTGTAACGAACTGTAATGCTTGGATTGATATACAGATAGGTAGCATCAACGAACTCTGTCTCAACTGAAACGATACTACGATCCTTCAGAGTTGACTGAAGTGTGCTTTTGCGTGTAGCAGAGATGACTGAACCGCTCGTTGGCTTTACGCTGATATACACTTTACCATATACGGGTGGAGAGTTTTCTTCACCACCCCATACGTTGATTGCTTGAATATCACCGTTCTCAGAAAGAATAATGTTTTTATAGTCGTTTGATGTGACCAGTCTGTCCTGTGCTTGGAACTTAAACGGTGCGTTATATTTGATGGAATCAATAGACTCTTGAAAAGCACCGCCCTGTGCTGCACTTGTAGTTGTAACTGTGAAGTCACCAGAGAAGTTGTTAGCACCATTTACTGATGAACCATTTACAACACGATAGTCAGCAATAATGATGTTGCCGTCTTTTGGTTTCTTACCAAAGACATTATCACCGAAATACACTTCATACTTATTATCTTCATTCTCTTGGACAAAGTAGATCTCGGAAATTGAGTTGGCTGCTGAAATGTCTGTATTTAAATTGTAAGTAGTGATGCTTGTATTCGAAGATGAGTCCTGAATACGAACAACAAGACTGGTTGTATCCACGTTTTCGTTAGGTAGAATATACCGAACTGGTGATGTCGTACTAGCAGTAAATCTCTGCTGTAGTGGTTCACCTTCAATGATATTCAAAGAACCACTGAATGCACCACCAGAACCAGGGGTCAAAGATGTTGCCTCGGTGGTAACAAAGGTATACGATGTGCCATCAATCGTTGTGGTAAATTTTGTATTAGCAGCGACCGTGTAGAATGATGGGCTGCCACCAGGAGTGATAGAGACATTCAATGTAGCAGATGCACCACGAGCAGAACGTGGAATGTAGTTTAATTGTTTCGCACGAGACACGACACTGTTTCTCAACTGTGCAGAATCAAGAAACATCTCATTGCCGACCATATTAAGATAGAAAGCATTGTAATATGTGTTGTATGAAAGCAAGTCCAGTAACACGGACATGGTTGAACTCTCGAAGTCGTAGTCCGAAAACTCATTCTGGTCAGACAAAAACGATTTTAGGTTCGTCTTAATCTGATCGAAGTTGATATCTGAAACTCGGATTGCGTTATTAGCTGCCATTATCGGACTCTTTCGATAGTAAAGTTTGTCTCTGAAATTCTATTAGTTGCGAGGATACTAAAAATGATGGTGACTTCCATGGAGTTACCATCTGGATTAGCCTTAACTCTTACTTCTCTTAAATTAACTCTTGGTTCATATGTATTAATAGTATTAGTAATTGATTTTTTAATATCAAATTCAGTAGTAAAGTCAAAATTTTCAAATAGAAAAGCAGTTACATTGCCTCCATATAAAGGATTGTAAAACCTTTCACCTTTATTAGTCAATACTAAATTTTTGACAGCACGTTTGATTGCCTCTTCGTTTTCGACAACCTTTACTTTTTTAGTAATAGGATGTGCTGCGAAAGACAAACCAAGATCTCTATAGATAATCTCTTTGCGTCTTGGTGACGTTGCGCCTGAACCATATGCTGCCATTTTACCGTTACTCTTTGTTTTTTATTATTTATATTAAAATTTGAAGATGTCTTCTACTGACTTATATTTTGGTCTTTTTTTGACCTCTGCCATTTCAATATCAGCAATCACAGCATCAATATTCTCTCGCCAATGTCTCAAAAATTTATTTACTCTTGGATACTTAGGTCTATAGTCTTCAGTCTGCCACGCAAACTCTTGAATGAGATTACGGTAGTCTGGTCGATAGTAAAACACTCTTACTGAGACTATAACTTTTGGTTTGAAGATATGAATCATAATTTATCCTCCAGCAAATACGTTTGGTGAACCAGCAGCAACAGATGTGCATCCACTAATAGCATCACCAACTCTACCTATTCCCAGCCCGTTTACCTTGACTGAAGAAGACCCAGTTGCAATACCGGCTGAGTGACTAGGGCATGGTGGAATATTAGGAGGTAGAAGATGCCCTGTATTATTATCGCCTTGTCTGCTTACTGCTATACCATTTATGAATACATTTGGGCTACCCTCTGCTCTAGTCATACCAGAACAATGTGGTACATCTGCATCACCAATTCTAGTTACTGCTGGCATTATTTCATCTCCCTCTTCATGAGTTCTTGTAATTTACCGTTGTAGGTTTCCATCTCTTCATGCTGTTCGTCTGTGTGTGGACCTTCTGGGTATTCAGGTGCAAATTTTATTACACGGTCAAACACATCTGGAATATCATAAAAGTCATCATAGGTAAAAAGTTCTCTGCCTATTTTAATGATATACACACCTCTCATTATCCCGTATCCTCTGCATCTGGTGTATCATATACTGCACCTGGAATTGGTTTGCCCAAAGCGTCTAGTTGTGCATTAAAGCGGTCACCCTCGGCAATCATTGCTGCTTCCAACTCAGGATCTTGTGCGTCTTCGAGGATTTTTCTAGCATCACCAAAAGAAGTCAGTGACGCTGGGCTGCTACTAATAGGTGCCTTCTGCGTGAATGTACCCATCTTCGAAGTTGCCACTGTCAATTCAGATGACATGCTTTTTACGTTCTGCGTTGGTAGTATGGTCGTTATATCTTTGGCAACACCTAGACTTTGTGGTGCTTGTAACGAACTGAATGACTCCACCTTACTTTTGATATCGACATTTGGAATGTTTGATATCATAGGAAGTTTTTTTGACAGCGCAGCATTCGTCTTTGTAGTGGTCGATATTAACTCTTTCACGCTTGTCGTTGGTGGAATGGGTGGAATACCCTTTTTAATGATATCCCCTGCCTTATTGACAATCACATTTGGAATCTGAGCGCAAATATTATCTGCACTGATTTCACCTGATAGGATAGATGAAGCCAGGGATTGAATATCTACACCAGGAACATTGACGTATTTCTGAGAGATAACTAGAAGTTGTGCGGCAAACTGTGCTGGATTGTTTTTAGCAGCAACCAATGAACCCATCTCGCTAATCAGGGTTGCTGAAGGAATCAAACCCTCTAATGAAGGTAGAGCAGTAGTAAGGGCAGTTGAAACTTCCTTCGCAAGATTGATTTTGCTTTGTAGCGTGCTTAGATTGCCTGTAAGACCACCAGCACCAGAAGTAAACCCTGCTAGTTCTCCCTTGACTTTATTTTCAAGTAATTTTAATGTTTGTAAGCCTATATCTGTACTACAAGACATTTAAATCTCCTACGGGTTTAGTTCGATGTTGCCATCAGACTTAATAGTGACATCATTACCTGTGGATTCAACAATCAACCCATTAACTGATTTGAAAGCAGCACTTGCTGAAGCACCAATATCTATATTGCTTGCGGTGCCAATAGACATATTACCACCAGCCACAGAAGCAAGTGTGCCAGTGATTTGTTCTGCCTGATTACCAGAAACGATACTCGTATTGTTTGCATTGATTGTTGAACTAAAATTGTTTTGAATTTTCTGTGTGTGATTCAACTGCACTTGCTCATCACGATTACCACCGACACGCTCAAACTTATTGCCT